CCGGCGGCAGCGTCACCGTGACCGACAACGAGGCCCGGTGGATAGCCGCCAGCGGCAACGGGAAGCTCGGCATCGTCTCCGGCAGCCCTAAGACCGCCGTGTCCACCAAGAAGGGCATGTGGTGCTTTGACTGCGGGCGGCTGTGGAACGCCTGGAACGCGCTGTGCCCGCGCTGCGGTGAGCCGACCGAGCCCGAGCAGGAGGACTGAATGCCGTTCAACCGGACGTCATGGTCGCTGATTGCCGTGCCGCCCGGGATGGGTCCCGCGCGGCTGCTGCACGCTAAGCTCTCCGGCGGCAACGCCATAGCCGCCTACACCGGCACCGGCCCGGACCTGAAAGACGAGAACTCGGGCCAGATTGAGTACGTGTGGCAGAGCGCCGTGGTCAGCGCGGCCTCGGTGGTCGCGGCTATCACCGCGCTGCGCCCGCCGGGGGTCGGCCCGGTGACGCTGACTCACTTTGTCCAGGGCAAGACCACCATCCAGCAAGTCTGAAACCGAGAGGACATCATGCCCGTTTACGCCCGCAGCGACGTTGACCTCGTCGCTATCCCCGCCGGCAGCGGAGGGTGCGGCCAGCCGCACGCCCGACCCGTTGTCAACGGTGCCCCCGCGAAGGTGTGGAAGCTCGCCTGCCCCCAGTGCGAGCAGGAAATCAAGCGCGACATCAAGGCCTCCACCATGGAGTGGATAGACAAGGAAAAGGTCAAGCACACCTACAACACCAGCGTCTGGGGTGACGATCCGTCCCGGGTGCCGATGACCCCCGACGAGGAGCACGTCTCCCAGAACCTGGAGACCCAGGGCCGGGCCAGCATGGCTCAGGCATTCCAGGGGATGGCGCAGGCGCTTATCTCCGAGCAGCACAAGCAGACCGCCGTGGAGACCGAGCAGTCGGTCCACGCCCAGGCTAAGTCCGAGGCCGCGCTGGAGATCGAGCAGCTGAGGGAGCAGATCGCCGCCCTGCAGCAGGCCTTCGGCACGCAGCAGCCGCTGCTTCGGCCGAAGAACGGCAACCCGCAGAAGGCAGCGAGTGCCTTGTGCCCGGAGTGCGGCGGCCCGCTGCGCCAGCCCGGCTCGCGCGGCCCCTCGCCTAAGGTGTGCGCCAGCTGCAAGCCCGCCAAGAAGAAAGTCCCCGCCTAGGTTGTCGTGGCGGCGGCGGGGCGCACCGAGCATGCACGGCAGCGAGTGCCAGCGCTGCGGCTCTGGCCGCCGTGGGCGTACCGGGCGCCGCTCCGCCGTCGCCACCTGCCAGGAATGCAACCGGCAGGTGTGCGAGAAGCACGCCACCTGGCGCGATGACGGCTACGTGTGCACGACTTGCGCGCGTAACGGCTAATACCCGATGGAGGGTCGTGGCTTGGCTTGGCTGGGCGAGGCAGGGCTGAGCCAGGCGTGACCTGGCGCGGCCCGTCCCGGACGGGCAATTCTAGGTCACCTTGCTGAACTTCACCACCTGGAACCGGCCGTAAGTGGGCCGGTACTGGCCGAGCCCGACCAGCTTGCCCGCCTTAACCAGGGAGTCAAGGAACAGCTCGGGCGTGACGTATTCGGGTAGCAGAAGCTCGAACCGGAACTCCGCTTCCCAGCCAGCCTTGAAGCCGGGCGACGTGCGCGTGATGCCCTGGCGGCTTACCACCATACGGCGCTTGTCCTCAATTTCCCACTTGGGTCCGAGCGGCGCCAGCAAGGTGATCGGCACGAACGCGGCATTGAACAGGTCGTAAGCCGTTTTCCGTGCCGAACGCGGGTCCTGGACGAAGCGACCGGTCTCTACGACTGAGCGCCGCACATACTGCCCCGGCAGGCACACCATGCCTTCCTCGTCGCGCCAGACGTAAGATTCCAGGTTGTCGGTCTTCTTGGCCTTACTGCCCCGGGCTGCGGCGGCCTTGGCTGCGACATCCTCATTGCTCCAGCGGTGGAACAGGATGTCGGTGGTTCCCTTGATGACGAAGTCGACCAGAACCGGTTCCTCGGTGACGATAGTAAACTCGCCGTCGTTGCTGTTGGTTCCGGTGTCTACCGGTTTATTCATCGAATTTTTCCCTTCGTTCCTAGCTTCGGTTTTCCTTCTTTCCCGTGACTGGGCAAGGCCCGGCAAAACCTGGCGAGGCCGGACTGAGCAGAGCAAGGCGCGGCTGCCTCGATCCAGACCAGGCAAGACGCGGCGTATCAAGAAAACCAGTATACTACTAAGCCTGACGTGCCTAGCCGGGTCCCGCCAGGCCACGCTCCGTTTTAGCCATGACACGCCCCGTCCAGCCTTGTCTTGCCATGCCCTTAACCCTGGAGGTTCTTGGCGGTTTACGGGCCGGGAACCCCCTATGTTTCGCCTCAGCTGCTGACTAACGCCCCCACGGGCATTACCTGGAAGACCATCCCCACCCCGCGCGCCACGGCTGCCGAGCAGTACGCCGAGCAAGTCAACATCTGCGCCAGGGCGACGAGCATGGTGGACACCGCCTGCAACCAGGTGCTGCGCGCCACGGTGGACACCGAGACCCAGTACGGCCCCGACTACTACCTCACCCTCAGCAACTCCACCTTCGTCGGGCGGATGGTGCTGCAGCGCTGGCCCGTCATCCAGGTCATCAGCGGGCAGTGGAACTCCACGGCCACCTTCCCGCCGGACTGGCAGCCGATCCCGGGGAGCCAGTTTGCCATCGAGCGGCCTATCATCGGCCTGTACGGCACCAGCGCCCCGTCGGATGCTGGCGACGGCGGCCAGGCGGTCCTGATTGCCCCGGGCTACCTCACCTGGGCCTACGGCCGGCGCGGCATCGCCATCCAGGTGACCTACGTCAACGGCTGGCCGCACACCTCCCTGACCGTGGCGGCCACGGCCGGGTCCTCGGTCATCCAGGTAGATGACTGCACCGGCTGGGCACCGGTCACCCCGGGGGGCCAGGGCGCCACGGGTGTTATCAAGGACGCCAGCGACCAGGAAGCGGTCACCGTCACGGCGTCCAGCGTGACCCAGGGGCCGGGCTACCTGACCCTCGCCTCGCCGCTGGGCTTCGGCCACGGGGCCGGGGTGCTGCTGACTACCCTGCCCGAGCAGATACAGCAGGCGACCATCCTGTTCGCTGCCAGCCAGGCCCTGGTGCGCGGGGCCACCGCCACCACCATCCAGACCATCGCCGGAACCGGCGAGGCCACGGCCTCCGGGCACGACCAGCTAGAGGCTAACGCCCGTGCCCTGTGCCTGCCGTATAAGAGGACTTGGTTATGGACGGCTTGCCGGCGCCCCCAGAGTCTCCTGACGTTTTCGCCGTTGGTAACCAGTTCCATGTGCCCGGGGTTGCAGCAGCGGAGCTGCAAGCATAGGTGGTCCACGGTCAAGCCTGCGGGTATCTGCTCCCTGGTGACTACTTCATAGGCAAAGCGGTGAGCCAGCACGACGTGAGCGCTATCGATGCCGAAATGCCCGTAGCCGTCCGACGTGGTTCCCGCCGTCCACAGCCAGCACGACCCGCCCTGGTCAACCTTGCTCCAGAAGCGCACCAGGACCGGCAAGCCCTGCGGTCGCACCAGCTTCAGCGGGTCGCCGTACTTTTTCCAGCGCGCAAGGTGCTTGGGGCAGTAGCCGTGAGCCCAGCGAGGCAGATCGCAGCCCTTCACCTCGCAAGGCGTACCGGGCGGATGCCGCAGAAGCGGCTCGTCGGCTTTCCGGTTCCGGAGCCACCTTTGGTAGCACGCCCCGCAAAGCCCCCTAGATGCGATGTCCCACCGCCCGCACGGGCAGCGCACCCCAGCGCGACTCGTGTTCACCAGGGAACTGTAGCATACCGGGGGGGTGTTTAAGTCGCCGATCAATAGCACCCAGCTCTACATCAAGAACATGCTGGACGGGCTGATTGTCCCGGGCAACTCCCGCGCGCTGGAAGCGTACATCACCCCCGAAGACCCCAGAGACGAAGAGAACCCCGCCGCCTACATCTGGCCCACCCAGGGCAGCGAGAACCGGCAGGCGGTGCCCCGGGTCGGCGCCGACGCCGCCAACCCGGCCCAGGCCGGGTGGAAGGAATCCACCCATGAGCTGGACGTCTGGCTGACCTGGTTCAACGACGACTCCGACCCGAACGCCGATATCAGCTTCCCGGCGGTGGTCGATGTCGTGATGTACACGCTGCGCTCCAGTGCGAACCCGGCCGTCATCACCGACCCGCTGACCGGGCTGGAGAGCCAGCTGATTGACGTGGGCGAGCGGATGGCCTACCACATGGCCGGGGTGCATTCCACGGCCGACCAGCGCTGGCTGCGCTACGACGCTCAGCTGACCCTGACCATCATCGAAGAACTCCAGTCGTAGTACGGTAGCGGCGTGCCCGGTCATAGAGACATGTTCGGTAGCGTACGCGAGCGGCTCCTGGCTAAGGCGGTCGTCAGCCTGGACTCCCCGGCGACAGTGGACGGTGCGCCGTGCTGGGAGTGGACCGGGTACAAGATGCCGAACGGCTACGGCCTGATCCACAAGGACGGAAGACAGGTCACTGCGCACCGTGCGGCCTACGAGGAATGGTTCGGGCCGGTACCCGGCCGCGATGAGAACGGCAAGAGGCTGGTTGTAGACCATCTCTGCCGTAACCACGGTTGCGTCAACCCGGCGCACCTTGAGCTAGTTACCTACGGCGAGAACGCCGTGCGCGGTGAGACCGGTCACCACATGCGTGGCCGTAAGGAGTGCAAGCACGGGCACTCCCTGGAAGACGAATCCAACGTGTACCTGTACAAAGGTGTCCGATACTGCCGCGAGTGCAGGCGCAGGGTTGACCGTGAGCGCTACGCCCGGCTACATGGAGGTTCTTGACTGCTATCGTCGTAGCCACGCCACAACCCGTTTACCCCGTAAGTGAGCGCTTCATCGGTGTCGCGCGCGAGATCACCTACGGCACCCCCGTCAACCCCGGCAACACCCTGCCGCTCACCAGCTTCCAGCCGCAAGACAAACCAGTCTGGATCATGGACGAGGCGTGGCGCGGGGCTATGGCCGGCGAGTACGACATGCTCCAGGGGCCGCTGTGGGCGGAGACGAGCATGGGCGGGCCGGTCTACGGCGACACCATAGGCCACCTGCTGTACAACATCCTCGGCGACTACACCCAGTCCGCCAGCACCGTCGCCCCGACCACGACGCTGTCCACGGCGGTGGCCGCCGGGCTCGGCACGGTCCCGGTCGCGGCCGGGACCTCGTTCACTAACGGCATGTACGCGCAGATTTACCAGGCCGGCGCGACCGGCCCGGCCGAGATTGTCCAGGTGGCCAGCTCTACCTCGACCACCGTGGTGCTCAACACCGCCACGCCGACCCGGTTCGCCCACTCCTCCGGCGCGACGATGGTCAACACCAGCGGGACCACTACCTCGTTCACTAACACGTTCTCGCTGCTGAACTCTACCGTGGGCCAGGGCAACGGCCAGCAGTCCGGCCAGCCGCCCAGCCACACCTTCACCGACCGGACCCAGGTGCCGGGCGTGGGGGCGAACCTGGCCGCGCAGTATGCCTTCGGCTGCCTGTCCCAGCTCACCCTGACCGGCTCGGCGCAGGGCATCTTCATGCACTCGGCGAACCTGACTAGCTTCGCCTACGCGCAGCCCTCGGCCGCGCCGACCGCCAGCGTCTCCAGTGTGCGCGCTACCCCTAACTGGCGCTCCACCGTCGGCATCAACGGCACCGTGTCCGGCTCCCCGGTCAACGACCTGGCCGAGTGGGAGTTCACCTTGTCGCGCGTGGTGGAGCCGCTGCCGACCACCGACGGCACCCAGAGCCCGTACACCATAGCGAGGGGCAAGTTCACCGCCACGGCCAAGCTGACCTACCAGCCGAGCGTTGACCTGACCGCGCTGACCTACATGCTGAACAACACCCAGCCGCAGCTGCAGATCGTCTACTCCAACGGCCTGTCCGGCATCAGCAACATCACCTACACCATCAACGTCAACCTCGGCGCCTACGACGTCGCCAACATCAACGAGTCCAGCGCGCTGTTCGGCTATGACGTGACCGCGAAGCTCATCGCCAACACGACCAACGTCGGCTGGAGCGGCGGCTACTCGCCGCTCAGCGTTTCCGTTGTCAACGCGGTGGCGGAATACTGAAAGGGAGGCAATGAAGCTAGAACTCAGCTCGGGCCAGTGGATTGAGATGCGCGGCCCGGATCAGCTCACGGCCGGCGACAAGCTCGCCATGCACGCCAGTACCCAGCTGCCCATGGCCGGCAGCCAGCTAGACGACTTTGCCTCGGGCCGGGGCACGTTCAGCTTCTCCCTCGGCACGGTGGACGAGCAGCTGTACGGGGTGCTAGCCCGCATCATCCAGAGCTGGAGCTACCCGTACTGCATCCCCAAGGACGACATCAGCCAGGACGAGAACGGGAAGCGCACCTGGGAAGACAGCCTGCGCCGGCTGCCGCTCGATGACTGGAACGAGCTGGAGGAAGCCACCGCCGCCCACATGGACAAGCTGCGGCAGTCCCCAAAAGGCAAGCGAACGACCTCTACTACCTCAGGCAGTACCTCCAGGGCAAAGGCGGGCAGCTCCCGGACGGCCTGAGCCCGCTGACGCTGCGCCGCATCCTGTACCTGATAAAGTTCGGCCTCAAGCCCGCCGAGGCCGACGAGCTGCCGGTAGAGGTGGATACGTGGCTGCTGCCGGTGTGGACCACCGTCAACCACATTGAGAACGGCGGAGGCCAGTGAGCCCAGACGACCTGCCCGGCTACCTGGAGCAGATCCTGGTCCGGGTGAACCCGGCGGGGCGCGCCGCCTGCAACGGCATGGTGGCCGCGTTTGACCACGGCATCAAGTCCGACGAGCTTATCCGCACAACCGGTCACCCGAGCGCCAAGGGCACCCCGCCGGCACTGGAAACCGGCCGGCTGCGCGGCAGCTTCCGCATTCACCAGGCCGAGCCCGCCGGGGCCTACCGGTGGCGCTCATCCGACAACCCCGACACCATCTACGCCCACATTCAGGAGTACGGCGGCAAGATCACAGCCAAGCACACCTACGTAGACGCGGCAGGGGTAACCCGTCCCGGCTTTCTCCGCTGGAGAGGCCCGGACGGGGGCTTTCATTATGCCCGCAGCGTGAAGCTGCCTAAGCGCCCGTACATGCACCCGGCAGCGCGCAGAATGGCCGGCGACGGCACCCTGCGCCGGGGTGCCGTCGCCGGCTTTGACCGCACGATGGGGTTCAGCTAGCCGGGGGGACTGCAGAGGTCCTTCATGAGGCGCAGACCGTAATCAGCGGGGCTGGCGCCCGGCGGGGGCTCCACCTCCAGGAACAGGTAGCCGTCGCTGACCAGGTAAGCGAGCATCCCCCGGAACTTGTTCCGGGTGCCGATCCGGATGGCGGTGAACCCGTTCTCCGAGGCCCAGGCCTTCATCGCCTCCATCATCGCCGCCAGCGCTCCCTGCCTGCGGGCCTCGGGAGCTACGCCCGCCAGCCAGCAGTACAGCGAGCCGTCATGGTAGCGGTCGTACGCTATCAGCGCCCCCACGGGGAGCCCGGCGGCGCTATCGGCAACCAGCACCAGGTGCCGGGTGCCTTCCAGCCGGGCTCGCGCTGACTCCTCCCATGTGCCGCCCGACGGGTCGGCAGGGTCAAATTCGGGTATCCCGGCCAGCACGCTCAGTGCCTCGGCGGTGCCCGCCTGCCTTACGGCGCCCACCTTACCAGCGTCCCCGGGCGGGGAAGATGTCCTCCAGCGTGTCGCCGTCGTGAACGGGCCGCTGCGCCGGGGCCGGGTTGACGTCCATCGCCCGGTGCCACGCCTTAGCCAGGTTTGAGCCATGGCTGGCGCGGTGCTTAGCGACCGGGGCGGGCGGTGCCTGGCGGGTACGGGCGCGAGCCCTGCTCTGCACCACGGCCCGGACCGCTGCCTTAGTGGCCTGGTCAGGGGTGAGAATCCAGCCCAGCACCTTGAACGGCAGCACGATCATCTTCCACATGAAGATGAAGACCCCGGCGATGCCCCACATCCACCAGGGCATCCATACAACGGTTGTCCTTCGCTTACTCATAACTTCTGCATCCTTTCCCG